CAGCGATTGATTTTATGACGCAACCGGGAAGCGCGCCGGCTGAATCCGTGACGTAAAGACCTGCCACCACGCCCGTTGGAATACTCGGTACCGTGATCGTCGTCGCGCCCTGAACGCAACTCCCCGTCGCCGTGTTGGGTCCTGTGAAACTGTTGAAATTCCACCCGGAATGGCACTGATAGCTATAGCACGCAAAGATCGGGTACACGCCTCCCGTGACCCCGGGAGCTGTGTAATTGATGTAGATCGACGCTGCATCGCTCTGGGAGCTTGGCAGATCGACACCACCGACCATGATCGCTGAAACAAAAGGATCTGATCCCCCAGGCGTCCACCCATTTTGGGTAAAGGTCGTCGCCTGGTTCTGCATGTCATAGTTGCCACCGGCGCCGGCAAACGCACCGTTGATCCCAGGGTCCAGATTCCCCACTCCGCTCTGCCCGCGAGCGCAGGTGATGGGCGTGAAGACGGACGGCGTGCCAAAGCCCGTTCCGGTTACCGTGAATACCTGTCCGTGGTAGAGCGTATTACCCGTTGAGGGGAACGTCGTGCCCGTAGCGCTTGCGCTTTGTGCGCCTTCGATGTTGGACTCGTTTACTTCAGCAACGGTGTACGTGTAAGACGTACCCGGCTGCAGCGCCCCACTCGTATCCGCCATGGAGTTCGTCGTGGGGAAGGCTAACGACACGCCACCGCGGTAGACGTGATACTTCAGGAAGTTCAGGTCACTGACCGCATTCCAGGTGAGATCGATCTGCGCCTCATTCACCCCGACCGCTTGCAGATTCTGCGGAACGGCAGGCGAGATCAGGATGGTGAAGGGTTTGCTGGCACTGTTCCCCAGCGCATCCGTGACCTTTATCGTCAGGGAGTCGGTATCTGAACCCAGCGGCGTACCGCTCAAGACGCCCGTGCTACCGTTGATGGACGCCCAGGTATCGGACTGCGTCGTGATACTCCACGTCAGCGGGGCCAAGCCTCCTGAAGCTGCAAGCGTCGTGCTGTAGGGGGTATCGACGACCACACCGGGGAGTGAGGCTGTCGTGATGGCAGGAAGCGTGATGACGTTGAGCGTGAACCCTGCACTCGAGCTATTACCTAAAGCATCTGTGACCTGAACGCTCAGAGCATAGGTCCCTGCCGTACCGGGCGTCCCCTGAAGGATTCCGCCCGTCGTAAGCGTAAGTCCACTGCCGGAATCGGTTGTCTTCGTCCAGGTATAGGGCGCTGTGCCGTTTACCGCAGTGAGTGTGAAGCCGTAAGCCTGACCCACATCGCCCACCGGTAAGCCGGCAGTCGTGATCAGAGGACCGGTTACCGTGACCTTGATCGATGAACCGGTTTCAAAGACCACGGGCACGAATCTACGTGCCTAGCAGTGCTTTCCCACCGCTCGTGGGCCCCGTAGCCCCGGTTTGCTGTTGCTGAGCGTTAGCTCCGGTTACAGTGCTCTGCAACCCACCGGCAGCCGCTGCACGTCTTCGTGAATCAGCCGCCGCGGCTTGCCCTTGAGGGCTGATGAGTGAAGCCCCGGGCGGTGGCGGAATGCCGATGTTCGGCGTCTTGGGTGCAAGAGCTGCCGAAAGACCCGCACCGACTCCGGCCGCTGCAACTGAACCTGCAACCGCCGCTCCACTGGCGGTACCGAAGTAAGCCCCGATAGCCCCGAGCGTGTAGCCCATTAGCGGTCCAACCTCTTGGTGTAGAGGTAGTCCTGCAACTCGTACCCTAAGCGTTTGAGAATGGGCGAGAAATCATGCGCAGCTTTAATGTGCTGCACCACGACCTGCACGCCTTCGGCTTTGAGTTCGCCATCGGCGTACTGGATGAGCTTCAAACCAAGGCGCCCTTCCCTTTCCTCGGGATCGAGGTAGAGAATGTCCTGTACGGCCTGCAAGCTGCCCTGATAGTGCAAGGATGGCGCCACACAGAAGATGGCATAGCCCTTCAGCGCTCCAAGAACACGCACGGTGAACACTCGCAGCGCACCGGCTTCTTCCATCCTGCGATAGCGTCGGTAGTCAGGATCGAGCGGGATATCAGCGTAATGGGCGATTTCTGCAAAGTGCAGCTTCAGCAGCGGTTGAATTTCGGCAAAGACGTCATCCATGCGCTCGCGCTCAAAGGCCAACCTGCGTTCTTCGAGAACGGCGTTCATCGCTTGCTGTAAAGCGCCGCCCCCGCACGCTCACGTACGGTCGCATTCGTGGGCAAAGCGGGCTTAACAGGCGCTGTGACTTCAAGAGGCTTCGGCTCAGCGGGTTTCTCCACCTCCTTAGCCGGATAGAGCTTTGCCTGTGCACGCGCCGCCAGGGCTTCCTGTGGAGCTTTCATGCCCTTGGTGTGCTCGCGAAACCTACTTGCTGCCGTTATAGCCGTGGCTATTCTCATAGGCAGCCTGCTCAGCATCGTGGGTGGGGTGCTTGGCCTTGGTGCCATGATTCAGTCCACCCATCGCCGGATGTTCTGGCGCGTAGTGATGCACCTTGCCGTGCTCGGCGTGATGGGCCGACGTGGGTGCTACGCGTTCGTGTCCGAAGGTCGGTTCTGTAGTCCCACCGGCATGTCCGACCTTGCCGGGCGTGCGCGGCTTACCGCCGTCGCGGTCGAACTTCGACGTCACGTGAGGATTCTCGCCAACGCTGTCTGAACCAGCGCCAGCCACTGTGGGTCTAGCCATAGGTCTTCTCCTGTTCTTTGCGGAATGTTTCGTAGGGGTCGTAGTCGTGGACGTGCTGCGTGCGCTCAATCAGCGTGGAGAGCGTCTCGGGCAGCCCAAAGACGTTCTTGCGGGGACTGTAGATGGGGTAGGCGAAGGTACAGGCGAGTGCGTCTTCGAGATCTGGCGAGCGTCCGAGACGCGCCTTGATCTGCTTTTTGTCCTCCATGAGGATGCGACCATCACGACCGTAGGTGTATTGCATCGTGGATAGCCCCATGACCATCTCAGGGACGTTCGGAAGCAGCCCGCCGTCCTTCACCCACTCACACATCTGCCAGATGATCTCGGCACGCTTGTTCGCAAAGCGCCGGTCACTGGCCGCCGCACCCCCAAACTGCACGCCCAAAGCGTCCGTGTGACCTAAGGACTTCAGACCCTCGAGCCACGAGAAGCCCCAGCCCCCGGTGGCATCGATCTGGATAGAATCCGCGCGCTTCTCCCCCGCCATCCTCGATACGTGCGACGCGCCCACGATGGGGGTCAGATTGCGCATGCGAAGCGGGGGGTAAGCGATCTTGCCGCGGCGGGGGAAAATGACGCTCTCGTCGTCCCCAAAAGCTGCTACGTCCACCCCCAGCACCAGGGGGAACTCCGTGAACTGGGATTCGTGGTAATTGCGTCGCTGCGCGTCCCGCACCTCATCCGGGGAGATGAGCGTATTCAGGCCCGACAGCGGGAAGCGACCGAAGACGTTCACCAACACCCAGGGGTTATCGCGTCCCCAGGCATCAATCTGCTGCTGCGCCCATTCTTTGGACACCCTCGAGGCGCGCTTGGGGTCCTCAGGGTCGCCTGTGATCTCGGTCACATCCCAGTGCTGACGCTGGTTGATGACAGCATGCCCCAGCACGGAATCCTGATTGTTCGGATTACCCGCGATGACGATGTGCTGGTCCGCCCCACCCGATAGGATCGCCTCAGCCGTCGCAAGGATCGAGCGCGGCATACCCCCTGCCTCATCCAGCAGGAGCAGGACATGGTCCTCGTGTAAGCCCTGAAGCGCTGTGGCTTGGTCCTGAGGGTTGGCCGAGCGTGGATAGGACCGCGCCGACATCCACCAGGTCTTGGGCCTCTCCTTCGATGTGATGCGTTCGCCATCCAACTGGAAGGCTTCCTGCAACAGCGGGGATCTCGAATACCACTTCCCAAGCTCGCTCCAGAGCGTGTCGCGCAGGGTGTCCGCGGTAATGGAGAGCGCAGCACAGCGACAGTCGGGACGTGTGAGCATGAAGTTCCACCCAAGCCAGGCGAGTACCGTGGACTTCCCCGGACCCTTACACGCCGTCATCGCCTGTCGGGGCTTGTGGGGGAAGGCCTCCAGCACCCCTTCCTGCCACACATCAGGGGTGGCTTTGAACACCTCCCGGACGAACTGCGCCGGGTGAGCCATCCAACGCTTGAGGATTTCGCCAGCGCTGTCCATCAGTTGAGCGCAGCAGGTTCAGACTCTGGCTTCTCCAATACCCCAGCCGCCTGCCTGATGAGCTGCTCGAGCGTGAGAGAACCGCTGATATTCAGGCTCTTGGCTGCCTCTGCCCGCGGAACAATGCGCTCAATCAGGAATATGGCAGCGCGCACCTGAGTGGACTTCATTTTGCGATTGCCAAGTACATGATCCTGCAAGCTCTTGGCGAGCATGCCGACACGCAATCGCTGCCTTACGACTTCAGGGGTCCAAGTACGTCGCCGTGCAGCCATCAGTTGCCTCTCGCGATCGCACTGGGCAAGCCACTGGCTACCCGAATCTTCGGAGCCTGTGCCTCAAACGCCTCCGCCATGCGATTCATCGCTCGTGCGAAGGCCGCCTGCAAAGCGTCATCCAGGGTGAAGGTGGCATTCGGTGGGTTGAGGTACAGCTCGGTGAGTGCGTCCACCCGTGCGCTTTGAAGACAGCCGTTGACGTAGGCTGCGAATCCCACCTGCATCATGTCCATGGGCTGAGCTTTCAGAGCGCTCAGGAGGCGTTTGCGCGCATCACTCACCGCAGCTTCGTAGTTAGCGTCATCGGCCATGGTTGCCCTTCATTCGTTTGACTGCTGCATTGGCTTCACGGATCGCCCGACCCTCATCCCCCGTCCGACTCAGAACTGCATCACTGATTTTTGCCCAGACCTTGCGTGCATGAGGGCTCTTGGCCTTGCGCGTGTGCTTCTGGGCGTCCTCGGGATTCCAAGGCATCACGGTCTGCCCGGGAATATGCGAATGGGAGTGCCTTTGGCGTCCTTGCGTCTCAAATCCTCGACGGTGAACTGCTGCAGGCTCAAAAGCCCCAGGCTCTCGTCATACTTGGGCCCGCGCACGGGGTATTCGCTCGGATGCATGGTGTGGGTGGGGGGAGTGGGGAGTTCTCTTACGCGAGCTTCCAGAAATTCCTGACGCTTCTGCCACACCACGGCCAGAACCTCCGCCGGTGAAGGCGTGGGAAGCTGCCAATCTCTGTCGAGTGCATCGAGCTCCGCTTCGAGTTGTTCACGCGTCATGAACATCGCGCTACCCTGCAGCCCCTGCGCTCTTGGTTTCAACTCGCCGATTCAACCAACGACAGGCGGGATCTGGCAGATGCACCCCGTGTAAATCCTCATCCAGCACATAGATTCGCTGGACGCTCACCCGGTATTTGGCCGCCAATAGCTTGACGCTCAATCCACGAAGCTTCTGCAGGAGTCGGCGACGCACCCGCAAAGCGGCAGACAGTTCACGCTTTTGAGCCTCACTGAGCTTGCTGCGACTCAATACGCACCACAGTTCTGTGAGGTTTACCGATGTGCTGGTGATATTCGGCGGTGAGATGAGCAGGGGAGTCATCGAGGATGAAGCCCTCAGCGACCAGGGAATCAGTGAGGGGCTTGGTGCCCGACACGAAGTTGTCGAAATCGAGAAGTCTTGCGCCGTAGCGCTCAATCTTCAGACGTACGTGTTCGGGAGGCGTCAGGGGTGGGTGTAAGTGCATCCTCGCTACCCTGACTAGCCACGCCCATTTCTTGCGTTCCTTCGCCTTCTTCGTCCAGTGATGACCGTGAAAACGGTTCATCGAAGGCGTGGCCACGGGAATGGTGAGTGTGATGGGCGTCACGCTCAGTGCTTCACCAGAAACCACACACCGGCAACGGTGAGCGCCCAGAAGCCAAGAAGACACAGCCCCAACATCAGTACCGCGTGACGCTCTGAGAATGTTTCCCGTGGAACACGCGGGGCGTAGTGGGGCTCGAGGGTATATAAATCCCGCAACCCCGCGCGCAGGCGAGTGTCGATAAGTTCGTTGTCGTCTATCACAGGGCCTCCCGATACACACGCAAGAACCAATCTGCGTATGTCAGCTTGTCGTGTTTGGTGGTGGCCAAATCCCTGGCACGAATGGCGTGACGAGCTTTCTCCTTGCGCTCGCTCTCTGTGGTCAAACCATCGAACAACGTACAGTGGTATGGCTTGAGAGCCTTGGCGAGCAGGAGTTCGTCGGTCAATTTGCTCATGGCTGATCTCGTATCAACTTAGCCTCGGCGTCGGCGCAAGCCATATGCCAGCGCCAGTGCGTTTTTTGTTCTTCAACCGTAGGCTCGCTTCCCCAATCGCGCATATCCGCGGCCCACGAGTTCTTGTGCCTGACCAAGCATCCGGTGAGCTCAACGCCCACGTAGTGAATGCCCTTCTCCGACTGCTTTGCGATGTGCGCAAGCAAGTGGGTGTTCGCTGCGACTACCCAAGGGTCCCACAGTGTCTGATCCGCAATACGAGGCGCATCGGTTGGCCGATCATCGTCATCGATGGTCCGACAGAACTTCGTGAACTGCGGGAGGGACGGAACTCCCATGGAACCTGACTTGAGCAGACGCCGCATCCCACGCTCAAGTTCGTAGTCCTTGAGGCCGCCAATCTCGGATACCCACTCCGGCGGGGGCGCCTTGCCAAATCGGCGCTCCACGGATTCCCCGCCAAAGATGCCAACGAAATGGCGCCAAAGACTATCCGCGCGCGATTGCGCGTGGGAGCTCGTCGGTTTCATGCTCGATCACCTGTGCGCTGCCGCCGTTGAGGTGGCGCAGGATTCGTTCGGAGGCGTTCTCTGCCTTGGCTGGAGGGTTCCAGGGGAGAAGGAACGGTTTGCTCGGGCCGAGGAACGACGCTGCTTGCTTGACGTACTCGGTGGCGTTTTTCCCGGTTGCCTGGATGAACGCCGCGTAACGCTTAGCGCCAGCGAGGAACTCGTCGGCGGTGTGGCCTTCGGCGAGTCTGGCGTTGGCGGCTCTCAGGGCTCCGCGCCAGTTCTGGTCCCCCGCTCGCTCCGGATAGCTGAGCTTGAAGTCCAGCATCCAGTCGGGACCTGTTTCACGTGAATCCACCAACCTGGTGGGCGGCGCAGCCGCCGTACAGTTCTTCTTCTTGTTTGAGTCTGAGTTTGAGTCTGAGTATGAGTATGAGTATGAGTGAGTGTCTTGGGGTATGCTGTGGTGTCCGGTGGTGTCCTGAGGTGTCTGTAAGTGTCTCTCCTTGTACCTGCGAACCTTCTCGGCATTGCGTCCGTCTTCGACCTGGTTGCGGTCAGAGGCTTTGCGGCGGTACAGCTTGAAGTTGACCACGAGCCAACCCCAATCGCGATGGCCGTCAAGGAGTCTCAGGCGGGCACCGCTGGCGTCGCTCGAGCGCGAGCCGGGGTCCGCAGCGCAGAAGCGCTTCATGCACGCTACGATTTCAGGTACGGGCAATCCGGTGACGCTCGCCAGGAACTGGGGCGTCACATCGACCTTACCCTCCCAGTCGGTGAGCGACAGGACGATGGGCCACAGACCTATGTCTGGCCATTTTCCGCAGAGTGTCCCGGTTGTCAGTGACGGGAACAGGGGCGTGTAGCCACTCATCCGGCGAGCCGATAGCTCGCGAAGCGCTTATCCCCGCATTTCTCCACTCGGGAGGTGATGCGGTGACCGTCATTGCGCAGGTCCAGAATCCGTGCGGCCAGACGAAAACAGCCAAAGCGCTTGAGAGCGTCAATGGCTGTTAAGGGTCTGCCGGTGGCGAGGTGGTCAATGATTCGTTGGGCTTGGGTTCGCATGCCTAAATCCTTATGTACGTTTTCGTACAGACGAGGTACCGGTTGAGCCGTCTAATAGCGTTGAGGTTGTCTAGTCTTGGTATTGGTGCAGAGCACAAAAACCCTCTTAGGTCTGGACATTAAGTCTTAACTCAGTTGACAAAAAAAGGCTGGAAATACAGCCTTTAGAGCGAAACTAACTTCTAACTAACACGCTTCCGGCTCTGCTGGTCGAGAAGCGCGTCGATCGAGAGTCCCGTTGCAGTCGCTAGCTTCTTCAGCGTCTCCGCTGAGGGGAGGCTGTCCCCGGAAAGCCATCCCCAGACGGTGGGCTGCGTCACGCCGACGCGCCGCGCAAGCTCGGCTTGCGTCATCGCCTGCTCCTGCAGGTATTCCTTGAGTCGGTTCATAGGCGTCATTATAGGCGAAACCGATGCCCTGTCAATAGACAATCCCTATATCCATGGCGGTACAAGAAATATAGGTTTCATCTATTGACACGGGCATAGGTCGCGCCTATAGTGCCTCCACTGACCTTGGAGGCGAGCATGAAAAACCAGATTCTCAAAGACACTGACGGCTTCACCGTTCTGCCGGAACGCGTCGAGCACATCGCCGAAGAGTTCCAGCGCGCACTTCAGACGCCGGTACTCGTCACCAAGTCCGAAGACGACCTGCGTAGCGTCATCATCCAGATCGCGCTGCTCGGGGGCCGGAGGGCGCGCCAGTGACCGACCTACGTTCCGAGATAGAACTGCTCGAAGCCAAGGTGCGCGCCGCCTGCACGGCGCTGCGTCAGGCCCGAGAAACCGTCAACCTTCTGCGCGAGGAACGCGACGGGCTTGCTGAGGCACTCTGGACCATCAGCACCGGCTCCGATCTCGTCTCCGCCACAGTCGCAAGAGCTGCGCTCCTGAAGATGCCCCTGTGCATGGAGTGCGATCAGCGGCGCGCCGTCGAAGGCGAAGACCTGTGCGAAGAGTGTGCGCAGAACCAGGCAGAAGCTGCCCACGAACGCGATCAGGGGGAATGCTTTCGCGGTGCAGAAGCTGAGGCGTTCCACGCAGAGCAAATGGCTCGCATCCAGAGGATGTTTAAGTGAACGTGATGCACTGGTGGCAGACACTCTCATGGTCGCATGCCGCTTTAATCCTTTGCGTACTTGGAGCCGGGGGAAGCCTCGTCACCCTTCTCCACCGAAGACCCGGGCGTCTCCCGGCTCCGAGTGCTCACTGCCAGCGCAACAGCGTCGAGGCGGTGACGAAATGAACGGCCCCAACGATTACTCCGATGAAGCCGAGACTGGCTACCTCGCCGACATGGACGCCGACTCACGGCAAGCCTACCGCGAAGACATGGAAGGCGATCCGTGGGGCGAAGAGCAGTGGCCCGAAGAAGAAGACGACACAGATCCTCAGGAGTTTAAGTAATGGCAATCATGGCTGAAGACACAGGCGGCAAGGACTTCAAGAAAGTCCCCGCGGGCTGTCACTTCGCAATCTGCAACATGGTGGTTGATCTTGGCATCCAGGAATCGACCTACATGGGCGCGCCCAAGCGCATGCACAAGGTCTATCTGCGTTGGGAAGTCCCCGACGAGCGCGTGTCTTACGAGAAAGACGGCAAGAGCATCGAGGGCCCTTGCTCCATCGGCTCGATGTACACGCTGTCGCTCTCCGAGAAGGCAAATCTGCGCAAGGTACTGGAGAACTGGCGCGGTGTTCCCTTTACACCCAAGGAGCTCAAGGGCTTCGATATCACCACCGTCGCCGGTAAGTGCTGTCAGGTCATGGTTCAGCACAAGACTTCAGGCGACAAGACCTACGCCAACATCACGGGCGTCATGGGCATCAGTAAGGATCAAAAAGAACGCGCTCGCAACGCGAAGTCTGAGGTCGGGGTCGTTGTCTACTCCCTCGACGACCCCGACCCGGAGGTGCACGAGCGTCTGCCTATTTGGCTGAAGGAAAAACTAGAGAACCGTATAGCGCCTCCGAGTGTTCATGCCGCAACGGCTGCAGGCACGACAGACGAAGAATTCGACGACGATATTCCTTTCTAGCCATGAGCATCATCGCGTCAAACATCGATCCGCGCGGGGATCTCTCCGGGGTTAATCCCGATTCTGTAACGGGTCACTGCGCTGTCATCGAGTACATCCTCACGCGCGACAAGGATGAGTTCCAGATTGCAGACGAACTGCGGGCGTATGTGAAGCAGTACTTCTACTCGAATCACGAGCTTTACATCGCTGTGAACGACAAGCTGGCCGCAGATAAAGTGATCTCAAAAGCCAACTGGAAGAACTATCTTTCGCTGGTGCTGGAGGTCTGATGGAACTTCTGTTCACCAAAGGCAACACCGGGCTCGTTCCAGCAAGTGACGAAGCGCGCGAGTGGCTGGATAAGAAGAAGCGTGGTGTCGCAATCATGGTTGAGCCGAGAGAGATCCGAAATGGCGCGTTCTTTCGCAAATGGTGGGCGCTCGTGAAGCTCGGCTACGAATATTGGGAAGGCAGCGCACAGACCATCGAGTACAAAGGTCATGCAGTGCTTCCCGATTTCGACCGCTTCCGTAAGGACGTGATCATCATGTGCGGTCACTACCATCCCGTCGTTGGGATCAAGGAGGAAGTGCGCATCGAACCGGATTCCCTGCGTTGGTCGCAGATGGATGAAGGCACATTTGAGAAGCTGTACGAAGCAACCATCCGCGTGCTGCTCGCCCGTGTGTTCAATGGGAAGATTTGCCCCGCATGGACCGAGGAACAACTACGTGAAGTCGCGGAGAAATTTCTTGAGTTCGCGGCGTGAAGGCGCACAAGCTTGAAATGGCCTGTGCCGAGTGCGGCCGCTCCTACTTCAAGAGGGCAGATCGCATTCGTGACCCAGATTTCTGCCGGATCGCGTGCAGGAAGTCATGGGACGCCAGAAGACGATTCGAGTCTCGGGCAAGGGATTGTGAGTATTGCGGGAAGAATTTCATTCCCCGGGCGGCCCAGCTCCGCGCAGGGGGTGGCAGATTTTGTTCCGTTTCCTGTTCCACACGCGCAATGGGGCATTTGATCCACTCTCCTGAGAGCCGCAAAAAGGCGGCAGCCACATGGCGAAGGAATGGGAACAAAGTGCCAGAGGGGCCTGGTCATCCGCAGTTTATGGGCCGCAAGTTGGTTAGCGGTTATGTGATGGTCTGGGTGGACGATCGCGGCTACATACAGGAACACCGGCTCGTTGCAGAGAAGAGCTTGGGGCGCATGCTTAGGGCTGATGAAGTCGTCCATCATCGCAACGAAATAAGGACGGATAACCGGCCCGAGAATTTAGCGGTTATGACCCGCGCGGAGCACATGAACGAGCATCGCGACACGCTTGTTACCGCAAGAAAGGCCGTGCCATGGCGCAAGACCGGTTGAGCAAGGAGGCAAGAGGTCGTGAGTGCCAAGGTAGGATTCCTGGCGCATGCAATTTTAACTCGGAAACAACGGTGCTCGCGCACTTCAGACTTATCGGAATTTCCGGCCTCGGTATCAAGGCTCCTTCCTGGTGCGGAGCATGGCTTTGCTCGGGGTGCCATACCTTGGTTGACTCCTGCAAAGATGATGACGTCCAACTCGACTTCGCAAAAGCCGTTCTTCGGACCCTCGGCATTCTTTTCACGGAGGGAAAACTGAAATGAGCCGCCCGACCGTCATGAAGCAGAGGAGCTAGGGTAAGTGAATAATCCG